CTTTGTCCCCGGCGTCATCCAAAGCGACGTGCTAGATAACCTGGTCCAACCCGGCGGCCGCCACGTCTTCCTCAAGCCCAGCCAGGTCGGCTTCTCCACAATCGTCATCGCCCTGTTCTTCGCCGATACCATCTGCACCCCGGGGACCACCTCCGTGATCGTCGCCCACGAGGAGTTCATCACCCAGCGCCTCCTCTCCAAAGCCCAATTCTTCTACGACCACCTGCCGGCGGAGTTCAAACCAGTAATGAGCCACCGCTCCGCCAATGAGAAGTTCTTCCCAGAACTCAACAGTGTACTATATATTGGCTCCGCCCGCGCCCACGTATTCGGCCGGGGAGAGCCGATCCACAACTTCCTCTGCGACGAATACGCCTTCTGGTCCGATCCCGACCGCATCATGGTCCCCAGCCTCCAACGTGTACCAGCCTGGGGCCGTATGGTCGTCGGGTCAACCCCTAACGGCGAGGAAAACGCCTTCAACGAGCTGTATACCGCAGCCAAGACAGGTAGCAGCATCTGGCAGCACCACTTCTACCCCTGGTACCTTCACCCCGAATACCGCCTACCCATCAACTCCCCCCTGGCTCTCCCCAGAGACCGCACCCCCGAGCTAACCAACCTCGACAGCGAAGAAGAGGTCTTAGTCCGCCGGGGACTAGACCACAACCAGCTCCGATGGCGCCGGGCCAAGACCGCGGAACTTGAGGCCCTCCGGCGAGACGGCACCACCCGACTCCTCTTCGGCCAGGAATTCCCCGAGGATGACGTCTCCTGCTTCCTAGCCGCCGGCGACATGGTCCATGATTCCAAGACCCTCGACAACATGTCCCGGCTGTGCTACCCCGCCCCCCTTGGGTTCGAGAACTGCGAGGTGTGGGAGCCCCCCGACCCCGACTTCGCCTACGTAGTGGCAGTTGACCCAGGTCAAGGCCGGCAGACCGAGTCCGCGATAACCGTGTGGCGATATATCCCGGCCGAGGAGCCCGAAGTCACCCACTGCATCCACGTCGCCACAGGTGTAGGTTTCTGGGACACCGAGTTCACCGCCACCAAAGCCGCCAAACTCGCCCGGTACTACAATACCGCGACCTTAGTCCCTGAGGCCAACAGCCACGGGTTAGCAGTCATCAGTGAGTTGAGGAACGTCCACAAATATCCGCGGCTTTCCAACCGAAGAGACCCCTTCACCGAGCGTATCAGCACCGACTACGGCTGGCTCACCACCCCCCGAACCAAGCCCTTCATGGTCCAAGAAGTCAGCAAGCATTTACCAGCCTTAGAGTGCCACGACTCCCGCATAATCAGCCAAATCCGCGGCGTGAGATACCCAGAAGGCACCAGCCGCGAGGGCTACATCCACATCGGCCTCTCCGACCTCTACATGTCCTCGGCGATTGGCATCGTCTCCCGAAGCCTGGTCGGCGCCGGTACCGGGTTCGCCGGGGTTGGCGGCTGGAACGAGAAATGGTAACCACCTTTGCCGCCTTTGGGCGCCGGAGATCATCCCAGCTCCCGAGGAGGGCCTGACCAATGCCGCCACTAACCGCGCAAACCGCCGCCCAGGCCATCGGCGTCCTCAAAGGCAACTGGACCAGAAGAAACACCCAAATCCGCAACTGGTACACCCAGCTCCTTCAAACCAATGATCTCCAACAAGAAGGTCTTGAATCCTTTATCAGCAATAACCCCCGAACAACGTATAATCTAGCTCTTCACTTGTTAACCCCGCCCGATGTCCCCATGCGGATCCCCATCGATCCCCTGCAAGACATTGAAGTCCCCGATACCTCCGAAGTAGAACGTGCTCTCCGAATCATGTGGAAGAAGGTCGACGCCTTTAACCGAACCCGCGGCCGCAAGGGTTGGCGCCGGGAACTAAACGCCTACATTTTGGCCACCGGCTGGTTCGCTGTCTACGCGGACATAGTCGAGGATCCGCGCCTCGGCACTGAAGTCTGCCGCGCCGAAATCTGGTCCCCGGTGGACACATACCCCCACTGGGACGACGACATCGGCCTGGATGAAGTAGTCCACGCCCAGCTCATGAGTCTCCGGGCACTCAACCGCAACGCCGCGAACCTTGGTTGGGCAATCCCCCAAGGAATCACCGGGGCTGGGCCATTCCCCGTCGACGACTACTGGTATTTGGATGAAGACACCGGGGTGCCCACGAACCTAGTCATGCTCCAAGGCACCATCATCTTCGGCCCCGAGCCGGCTCCAGACTTCTACCGCCTCCCAGTATTCGTGAGTCCTGCAGGGGGGTTGCCAGACCGCGGCTCAATCGTTACCAACCTCTCCTGGCAAGAGCACGTCGGGGAAGCAATGCTGGCCACCAACGAATTCGTCCAGCGAAACTACAACCGCCAGATGACCTTCCTCCAGCAGCTTCTCCGCGACACCGCTCAACCCGTCAGCTACGAGAAAAGATCAGGCGGGAACATCGTCGGCGATCCCCAACAACTCTACCGCCGCGGCGCCCACTTCCGCATGGGCTTGCAGGATGACCTCGGCTACCTAGCCAAACCTCCCATCCCTGTCGACTTCAGGACAAGCCTGTTCGACATCGACGGGATGCTCCAACGCGGCAGTCTCCCACACATGATGTTTGGCAACATCCAGGCCCAGGTCACCGGCTACCTCATCTCCCAAGTCTCCGCCTCCGCCCAGCAACACCTAACCCCCTACGGTGAAGCCTCAGCAACAGCTCAGTCCGACATCGCTAACTTCTGGCTGGACCTTATCATCAACCATGGCCGGCGACCCTACGAGCTAAAGGTGCCCAAGATCCCACCAATGATTGAAGTCGAGGCCCAGCTCCATGTTTCCGTGCCAGGAGACTTCACCCAACGCGGCACCACCGCCCGGCTACTCAACCCTAACTTCCAACTCTCCCAGGCCATCATCATGGACATGCTCTTCCCCGAGATCACCGACCCCCAGCGCGAGATGGCCCGGGTCCGTGCCGAGCAGTCCCAGCAACACCCCATCGCCATCAGCATCAACCTTGTCCGCGCCTACAACGAGCAGTCCCAGATTCTCCAAGATGCCGGCGACTCCGACGGCGCCAACCTCTTCGCCGCCGCGGCCGTCGCTGTCGGTCAGCAACTCCAACAGCAAATCCAGGCCGGCGGAGCCCAGCAACCCCCCAACAACGGGGCCTCCCCCATCAACCCCAACAACACCGTCCAGCCCGGCTCATCCCTCGAGTCCGCGGCCGGGGTCGCGCCCGGCGGCCTAGCCTAAGGAGCATACCGTGGCCATAGACTACCGTCGTGGGTTTGCCACCAGGCTCAGGCCCTACGCCGAGAAACTCCAGAGAGATACCGGTATCCCGGCCTCCTATTCCCTAGCCCTGGCCGCCAACGAGTCCGGGTGGGACGACACCAACCCCAATCTCTTCCGTATCCCAGGTCCCGGCCCCAGCGGCTCTACCCGCCAGGCCGCTAACCCCAACGCCTACTCCGTTGGCGGGGAAGTCCCCCAACCCATCACCCTCGCCCAATACTCCACCCCCGAAGAAGCCTTCCAGCACCTCACCACCACCCTCCAATCCCCGGCCTTTGCCAACCTCGACCGTTCTAACCCCCGGGCCTTTGCCCAAGGTCTACAGCAGTCCGGGATCTCCTCCGACCCTGCCCTGGCCGACAAGATCGACTCCATGGTCGCCACCATCAACTCCTACGACCAACAGTCCGGGCTCGGCCCGGGTCCTCCCGCTCCTCAACGTGGACAGCCCGGATTCTCCGAGCGTGCCGCCGCCCTGGCCCAAATCGAACAGGATCAGATTACCAAGATCCAGGGCCAGCCCCACCTCTCCCAGACCTACAAAGGCTTCCAGCAAGCCAGCCTCAGAAGAGTAATTCAGACCCAGAAGTCCATGACCGAGGTTGAAGACCAGCTCCGGGTCCTTCAGACCCCCGATGTCTCCGATCTCCTCACCAGCACCGCCAACACCTTCCGCACCAACCCCGCGGCCATAACCTCCGCCGGTAGTGCCCCGGCGACCCTCGCCAACCTCATCCTCTACTGGAACCCCCAGTATTCTCAATCCAAAATAGAACAAATCACCGCCGGACAGCAAGCCTTAGCCTTGGCGGGAGCCGAGAATACCAAGGCCGAGTTCATCCGTTATTGGTTAGAATCCGCCCCGGGTGGCTGGCATACCGGTGATTACCCCGAGGACTTCCAAGGCGCCCTGAACCAATTCGCCACCCAGGCCGCCAGCAATGACCCCAGTCCCGAGGATTACAAGAGAAGAGTCCTGGGGAGTCTGACCCCCACAGACCTAGCCATCATGGAGGCCGCCTGGGGTGATATCCCCAACACCATCCCCCGGGCCTTAACCGACGCCGAGGCCGCCCCGTTCATCGAGGCACTCCAGACCCGACCTAAGTCCCGAATCGTAGACACCAGTGTCCTCACCACTGAAGAACTAGTCCGGAGTCTCACCGGCACAGCCCCCGGCCCGATCCCCCAGGGCCTAGACATGTCCCGATTCAACGCCTACCTCGCCCGCAAATACCAAGACCCCGACTACATGCAGTCCATTGACTCTCTGAGAGTCCACTGGCGCAGCCTCGCCACC